TTGCCCAACAAGCACCTTGAGCACCTTGAGGATTCTATCTTCGATGGTCGGAGGACTGCCCTTGATGCGGTTAAGCAAGCGGCATTATGTCGTAAGGTGAGCGTCAAATGGGATGGTGCTCCTGCTATTGTGTTTGGAACCAATCCAGAGAACGGCAAGTTCTTTGTAGGAACCAAGTCCGTCTTCAACAAAGTCAAAGTCAAGATCAATTACACTCATGAAGATATCGATAAAAACCATACTGGGCCTGTTGCTGACATCCTTCGTCTTTGTCTACGTCATCTTCCCCATATTAGCGGTATTGTTCAAGCTGATTATATTGGGGTTGGTGGCGGCAGGTCATATACTCCCAACACTATTAATTATCGGTTCCCTTCTTCTATTGATAGTGATATTATCCTAGCACCACATACTTCTTATGAGTATGTTGGTCCAGATACACCAGCAACTCTTGGTGTAAAACTTGAGTCTGCACTTGGTGCTCACTTTATTGATACTACTGATGCATATATTCGTCGTCAGAACAACATCAAACTGATTGCAGAAATCATTGCATTGATTCCTTTTTGCAAGGTTGCATATTCAGCACAACTCAAGCAGCACGTCAACAAATTCATTCGTGCTGGCAGTGTTCCTGCTGCTGGAGTTTTGTACGCTACGTTACCTGCTAAATATAAGGGAGAAGTTAATGCAACAACCTTTGAGGTGTGGCATAAAATCTTCCAACTGAAACAGCGTCTACTTGATTCGGTTGTTGTTAATGGGAATGTTGAATGCTTCATCGATGGTAACCCATCACACCATGAGGGGTTTGTCATCATATCCAACAATCCATACAAAATTGTAGATCGACTGACTTTTAGTAAAGCAAACTTTAATCTTAGTAAAAATTGGACGAATGAAAAAGTTTAGTGCTTTCCTAAACGAAGCCGAAAGATCGTTCGCAGCAAAGTCTGCAGAGAAATTAAAACTAAAGCATATCGGTTACGGACGTTACGCAGACCCTAGAGGCAACGTAACCCATATGTCCCAGGATGGAAAACTAGTACCTATTACAAAGGACAATGACCCAGGACCCCAACAATCAGCAGGAGGAGAAGAAACTGCAGATGGCCAGGGTGCGGTCGATCAAGGTTCAATATCTATTACATTTGGAAGATTTAATCCACCTACTATTGGGCATGAAACTCTCATAAAACGAGTAGCAAGAGAGGCAAAATCCAGTGGAGGAGAGTATAGAATATACCCCTCAAGGTCGGAGGATCCTAAAAAGAACCCCCTCGACGCAGGGACGAAAATTAAGTATATGCGGATGGCATATCCCGATCATGCCAACGCGATTGTTGATAATAGCGACATGCGTACCATTTTTGATGTTCTCGCTGCCCTCGATGCTGACGGGTATAGCAGTGTTAATATTGTGGTGGGAGGTGACAGGGTATCTGAGTTTAATTCACTCGCACAAAAATACAACGGAGACGTATACACATTCGACGAAATCAAAGTAATTTCTGCAGGTGGTCGCGACCCTGATGCTGAAGGTATTGAGGGTATGTCTGCATCAAAGATGCGTAAAGCAGCAGCAGAGGGAGACTTTGATTCTTTCAGCAAAGGTATTCCTAGTGGACTCAGTAATAAGGATAAGGAATCAATGTTCATGACCCTCAGACAATCTATGCAGGTTGAGGAGTGTGATGACTTTGCTGAAGTTTCGTATCAATTACATGAGATTGCACCTAAATTAGATCCTAAGGGCCTCAGAGAGGCGTATTATGAGACTGGAATGTTTGAGGTAGGTACATTTGTCGAGAACATCAACACAGGGATCCTTGGTAAAGTTGTTAGTCGTGGCAGCAATTATGTCATCTATATTGATGAGCACGATAATATTTTCCGTTCTTGGTTGAAGGACTTAGTTGAGAGAACTGAACTAAAGTTTTTTAATTATGAACCTGCTGGTGAAATGGGTACAGATAAACTAGATAATTATATGCGAAAACTTACCCCTGGTGAGTTCCTTCGTAAGATAAATAAAAAGGACAAGGTTACTAAGTAAGATGAGCTTAAACGATTTACCTGATATGTCCAGTGCCTACCAAGAGGTATTGGAAAAGAAAAAATTAGATCCCGTTGGCAAAGAGGATTCTGATGTCAACAACGATGGCAAGGTCGATAGCAGTGATTCTTACTTAAAGAACCGCCGTAAGACCATCGCTAAAGCGTTGAAGAAAGAGCATCATGAAAAAGATGCTGATGGTAATACGATTCCCCATCCTATTAAGGAAGCATTCTATCTTTCGGAAGAAGAGTATTCTGAATTGGATGCGATTGACGAATCTACAGATGAAGAACTGGTTGATTTCTTTGTAGAACTGATCGAAGAACTTGCAGAAGATGATGAAGATCTTTTAGAAATTTGTGAGACTCTGGAACTTGTAGAAGTTAGTGACAAGTATTATGATTCTGCTGTTAAATCTTCAAAGGCAGCAGCAAAGAAAGCAGGTCCCTCCCGTGCAGAACGTATGAAGTCTGCTGCAAAGAAAGCAGGTTCGGCACTTAAGAAAGGTATTAAATCTGCAGGTAAGAAAGCAGTACAAACTGCTGGTAAGGTTGCTGGTGAGTTCTCTGCTGCTAAGGCAAAGCAGAAATCAAAAGCAATGGCACGTCCTGAAAAGAAAGAAGCACCTAAGTCTTCCTCTAGCGATGATGACGGCACAGGTGGTAAGTTAGATGCACTGCTATCGAAAACCAGAGGCACTTCGTCCAGCAGCAGTTCCGATAGCGGTTCTTCTTCCTCTGGTGGTGGCGGGTCTTCATCTAGTTCTTCCAGCAGCGGTTCTACCCGTAAGGCTGTTGGTGGTGCTCTGAGAGCAGTAGGTTCTCTCGTTAAGAAAGGACTGAAGAAAGCAGTTGGCAAGACTTCCCGTGCAGTTTCCAAGGGTAGCGACAAACTTGCTAAGCGCCTGGGTGAGAACTATGACGAGATCGCACATCTCTATGAGTCTGGTTTGTTCACCATTCAGGAAATTGAGAACGTTATTGAAGAAGGTTACAAACCTATTGATAAGAAAAAGGAAACTGCAATGTATCGTAGAGCAGGTAACTTGAGTCGTGAAGCACTTAGTAAAGGAATGAATACTAAGGCAGGTTCCAAAGCACAGGATAAGTCTGGCAAGATCGTAAGCGCAATCACTCGTCAAAAAGAGAAAGAGCGTTTCAGTAAAATGGCAGACATCAAAGCACGCTCTAACTATGGTGGTTGATTATGTTATCATTTAAAGATCTGCACGAAAAAAAGACTAAAATTAAACTAAATCCTAAGAAAGAGGATGTCATGGAGGGGGATAAAACCCTCAACCATGGTGATGATTGCAATTGCATGAAGTGCGACAAAAAACGTCGCAAAGAAGATCTTGGGGATGAGAAAACAGTATCTACGGAGGAAACAGCCTATGTCAGTCAAGAAGAAGTTTCAGAAGAAAGCGATCAAGAAATCGATCAAGAAGAAACTTCGACTTTGCTGACCTTCGGACAATTCGATGAGCGTACTCGTTACGCCAAAGAAACTGGTAAGGATCCTCAGACTGGTAATGAATCTAAGAAAGGTGGCACCATGAAGGGTTCTGCTATGGCAGCAGTTCGTAAGGACTTGGTTAAGAGTGGCGGACTTATGTCTTCCAGAAAGAAAGCAATCAATCCTCAAGGTAAAAAGAAAGAGAAGGGTGTTAAGTCTGACGTTGGTACTGGAAAGTACAAAAAGATGGCAGACAATAAAAAAGCACAAGCGGATAAAGCAAAGAAAGCAGGTTTCAAAAACACGCAATCTTATGCTGATACCATGGCTCGCTATGGTGGTGAGGACAACTATAAAAAAGGTCGTGGTCTAGGATCATGAACGAAGAACTCGCTCATCTAAAAAAAGAGAAAGAACATAAAGAACGTGACGATCGCATGAAATACGGCAAGCGTTACAAAGAAGTTCTTGCCTCACAAAAGAAAGCGAAAGAAAAACTCTACACTGATACCAAAACCAAAGGTGTTCGTTTCTATGATAAGAAAGGTTCTGGTTACATGAAAGGTGGAGTGAAAAAATATGATTGAGCCTATATAGGATAGACCCCTTTATAGGCAAAAATTATGTTAGTATCTTTCCTTCTTCCATTTGCGAAAAAAATTGTAGCAGATGCTGTTGCCAAGATTCCTGATGATGCGGAACTTGGTGAAAAGCTGATTGATATCTGCATCTTGGTTTTGGAAAAAGCAGTCAAGTTGACCAAGACTTCTGCAGATGACAAACTTCTCGAAGCAGTTAAATCGGCATTGGTCACCCGCGAAGGTGAATGATTTATAAATAAGTATTAGGAAAACGTCTTCGGAGCAACATGTCTATCTACGGAAAACTTGATGGGAAGGCTTTCGCCAATACTATTGCAGTCACACAAAATGACGCAACAGTAACTAAAAACGCTGCTGACTCTATTGAAGTTGGTGACGTTCTGGATATCCTTGGCGTTGCTTACATCGTAAAAACAGTAACATCAACCACTTCTATTGAACTGCATAAAGTATATGCAGGATCTACTAACAATTCGGTCTCTGCCGCTAGTGTTCTGCGTAGAACACCCCCTCGTGCAGTCGCTGAGTTTGTTATCAAGGGTGGCGACAGTAACTCTTACGAATTGCTTTTCGTAGACGACACTGAGAAAGACATCGCAGCAAACAAAGGTCGTGGTATCACTGGTCCTGGTTGGTGGCAGTATCGCACTCATACTGATGTATCTGGTGCAACTCGTCACAAGGCAGAGTGCTTAGCATTCGTACATGC